TTTGCAGAACCGCCCATGTCATTCTTACCAGCAACTGGACCTTCTGATCCGTCGCCTTCTTCGCTAGTTACAGGTGCCGGAGCTTTCTCGGTGTATTCACGAACCATTTCCTCAGTTTCTTCAACTGATTCCATTTCTTCTTCACCTTCTTCTTCTTCACCTTCTTCGTCGCCCATGTCCATATCATCTTCGCCGCCTTCGTCGTCACCCATATCGTCACCGCCTTCGTCTTGTGACTTTAAAAGTTCTTCAAATTCAGCTTTAAGATCTGCAAGTTCGTCTTCAAGATCTTGAATTTTATCATCAACATCTCCTTCGCCTTCTTCGTCGCCCTTTTCGTCCATGTCCCTGTCATCATCGACTTCTTCAGCGTCCATGCCCATATCCATTTCCATGTCGTCGCCAGCATCACCGCCCATTGGGTCAGCTTCTACTTCAAACTCATCTAGATCAAAATCTTCATTAGTTTTTTCGTCATCATCATCTTTTGATGCTTCATCTACTTCCTTGTCATCGTCTTTTGATGCTTCATCAACTTCTTTGTCATCATCTTTTGACGCTTCATCTACTTCTTCATCTTTTGACGCTTCATCTTTTGACGCTTCATCTACTTCTTCGTCTTCGATGTCATCAGCTAGTAGATTCTCATAGATGTCTCTTGACTTTTCTACTACAATTTCGTGAAATAATTCTTCCGCTTTTGTGCGGTCGTTGTTTACAAGATGCTCTAGCATCTCTTCAAATTTATTTGTTTTTGCCATCTTGCTTCTCCTATAAATGTTATACCTGTGGCTAGGCTGTCATTATTATTTAACATAAAAGGGAAAAAAGGGGCGATAATACCAGAAAAACAGCATTTTTTTTCAAAATGCTAGTTGAGATTATAGATTTTCTTAAAATCCTCTACAGTCTGTACACTAAAATTGCTAAATTTATTTAGCTCTTCTGGTTTATAGTTTTCAGGTAATATTACTCTTACAAAATTAATATTAGGATGTGTTTTTACGACACTAACAGTTTGACGTAACCAATTACCAAAGAAAGTAGCGCCGTCAGTTGTTTTTTTATAGTTTGGAGAGTCTGCATATATATTGTTAAATTTTTTACCGTCGTCTAATCCTCTATAATCGAAACCTAAAATATAAATTTTTTTTTTTTTTTTTTGAGCTGCAAGCCATAATGCTGTAGGTCCTGAACTCCATCCTTTACTAGGATTAAAGTAATGGAAACCGGTCATACGATTATATGCTTTGTTATAATTTGTCCACACTGTATGATTACGTTGGTATCCGTGTTTATTGATTTCTAATATCATTTTTACATCAACTGCTACTAGAAAGTCTGGTGCAAAAGTACGATATAAAGCATTACATCCGTATATTTTTCCAATTTTACTTAATTCTTCAACATCTATATCTTTACGACTCAGTCCATTGCCAAGAACGAAGGCAATTTGATTATGTGATTTTGCTGGAGAGGAAGTAGGAATGTTGGCAATTTTTTTAGCAGCTTTACGTAGTCTGCGTTTTTCTCTGATTTGATGCCATTCTTCTTTAGTATATTGGCGTTTATCTATTTTGGACAATTATCATACCCCGGCAGCTTGTGCTTGTGCAGCTAAACCATACATTTGTCTGATGAAATCTAGTTCGTTAGCCTGCTCGCTAGTATGTAGTTCACTAGCTTTTCTTGCACGATTAATCTGGCCGAGTGTAAGTCTTGTTTTTCTAGTGTCGTCTAATTCAACGACAGATTGATCATACTGAGGATCATAGCGATCGTCTTCGATCGGTTGAATAGTTTCTTTGTCGTAATAAAATAATTCTCTCAGTATCATGTTAGTATTTATATCGTTCCGGCGTCTTCCGGCTCTGCTCCGCCTGCTGTGTCTTGATCTGTTGCTGATTCTGGTGCTGTTCCTGTGCCACCACCTTCTGCAGCATCAATCGTTGCTTGATCTTCTGCTCCTGCAATATCTGCTGAAATTCCTGCACCACTTATTCCAACACTACGCATTTCTCCCGCACCATCTGCTTGCGGTGGTTGTAGATTTTCATCGTTTTCTTCTCTCCACAGTCTTTCATTTTCAGCAATATCCTCTGGTGATAATCCTAAAAATCTTTGTAGTGTAAATCTGTTACTCATAAACGGTATAGCTTGTATTTGTGCAAAAGTGCCTATACGCTGATTGTCTAATTCAGTTTGTCTGTAGGCTGCAAAGTTTTGAGGCGGAGTAAATTTAATATCAAACATAGCTGTATCAATGTTTACGCCTTTTTCTAATAGATATCTTTTGAATTCTTGATCAAATTCTTCTATCAATAAATTTTGTAATCTTTCACAATATGTGTTAAATCTTAATTCTTGGATAAAGGCTGTGCCTACTCTACCATCATTGTAACTTGATTGACTATCATCAGCACCTGTAGGTAGATAAGAACTTGGTATACGTAAACCTCTTACTAGTTTGTTAGTAAAGTATCGAAGGTCGTCAATTTCACCTAAATTAGTACCGCCTGGTAATGTTTCTACTTTTGAACCACGTCCTTCTGCTGTTTGCGGAAAGAAGTAATCTTCGTTGGTTGACAGTGGATTATATGCAGAGTCTATGACATTTGTACCTCCACCTGTTTTCGATGGGATTCGTCTTTGATGAATTTCCGTTTTAACTCTTTCCACAAATTGCATTGCAAGGTGTGATGGTAAGTTACCCACATCAACGTAGAATACTCTTCTTTCAGGTGCACGTTGCACTCTATATATTATGATAGCATCTTCTAAAAGTTCCTTTTGTTTATAAACTTTAAAAATACTTTCTAGTAGACTGTTTCCAAAAGGATAGTTACTGTCTAGTCCTTCAGAAAGGCTTAAATGAAATACATGTTTTGAATCAATTGCTACTTCACCTTCTGTAGTACTAAATCTGTTACCCGGTGTATTAGGATATTGTCCAGTCATGCCTCTTGCACCACCTTTTTGATATCCTGCGCCACCACCTGTAATGTTACCATTAGTTTCAACAGGTTTAGTAGCAACCATATCTCTAAAATTAAATGATACGTCTTTGATTACATATTGTTCAGGAGTTTTACCTTCTGATTCATTAACAATTATACGGTTTACGTTTGCAGGATCAACATGAAATAGTTTTTTAGTTTCAGGGTCTCTTAAGAAAAATCCGTCTCCGTATTTGAACACATTACGGAAAATTCTAAACATTCTATTTTCAAAATTATTAATCTTATACCACTGCTTCAAGTATTGTGAAAGTATTTGTACTTCAGAATTAGTTGCTTTTTTAGTAAAATCAAATTCAAAATGTGTGTTGTTCTTTTTATTCTTTTGTGTGCAAAATTCTGCTAGAATATCTAACGCAGCATTGACCTCTGAATCCATATCCATAGTGTTGTACTGACCGTAGCGTTCAACTCTATTTGGTGTTCCTACGTATACATCAGGTAGGAAAGAAGAATAATTTGATCTTGCAGGTCCTGGTTGTGTATTGGCTCTATTGCTGAAAGGAGAAAAATCGCCGGATGGATTATCTCCAGTAGGAACAGGAGTAAAATATTTTTTCCAGCTCATTATATACCTCTCATAACATTACCATTGCCGCTTTTGATAGCTCTAAATTGCTTTTGCGCAGTATCAAATGCCCTAGTATTTACCTCCAATGTTTGACGCAACAGATCAGTAATGGATTCACCGCCAGAATCACTTTCGCTTGTATCTTTTGCTGGAGACAGTCCTGACATTGATGCTACCTGTAGAGCAGTGCTCTCGCTGGAAGATTTCATAGCTTGCATCATTTGGTCCATTTGTGCTGGCATTTTAGGTTGTATTTTTGGTAATAGATTGTTCATATCTGCTACACTAGGCAGATTCTGTAGATCAGGATTGCTTAATATATTGCCAAATGCTTCAGGAACAAAAACTTCAGGACCTTTTTCTCCTACAACAACTGGCATATTTTCAAAAACTGGGCCGCCTCCTGCTCTTCCTATTCCAAATAACCCCTTAATACCGTTGAGTATTCCTTCTCCATACTCAGAAAAAATACTGAATATACCTTTATCATCTTTTGCTGTTGCATCTATTGTTTTTACAACGTTTGACATGCCATTTATAAGTTCGTTTATTTGACCAGAAATTTCATTTTTTTCTTCTGTTGTTGTAGCTTCATTGTATTCAACTTCCAATTGTTTAATTTTGTTAAGAGTTGCTTGAAGAATTTCCTTTTGATTGTCACTAAATGCGTCTTCGTTGTTTTTGAGTATTTTTTCTACTACTGCAACTTGAGACGCCGCAGTATCACTTACTATACTAAACAATCCTTCAACACCATCGCCGATCACTCCTGACAAAACTTTAGGATCCATTTGTAAACTATCTGCTAATTTTTTAAATCCACCTTCTAGTATAGGTCTACCTGATTCAACAAACGCATCTACTGTTCCTGCCCTAGCATCTGCTACTGTAGCTATACCTGCTGTAATAGCATTTGTAATAGGCTGTTCTATAGCAGTTTTTTGATCAATAGCAATCTGTGATTTTGCAGCATCAAGTGCTAGTGCAAATCCTTGTACGCTTGTGGTTGCTATGCCTGCTTGCTCTCCCATTTTAGTTAGTGCATCTGCAAACTTTCCGCCATTTTTTACTGCTTCAGCGGCTACATCACCTATGTCTGTAAGTCCTGCAGTAGTTGCAACGCTCAAATATGTTGAATCATTTTTTATTGTGTTAGCACTTGCGGCAGTTGCTTCTGCCATTAATTTTTGACCTTTAACAAAATCACCTGCGTTCATTGCCGAAATAGCTTCGGCCATTAAATTATAACTATCACCAAACAAAGCCGCAGTACCATGTTGACTTTTTGTAATAGCACCATTTGATGCTATCATGGTATCTGCCATTGCTTTAAGTTGAGGCGGCATTCCTTCAGTCGCTTTTTGCATTTGGTTAATACCTTCGGCAGCTCCTTCAATGCCTTGCATTTCTAAAAGACGCACTCTAGCTTGTACATTACCTTGGTTTTGTCTTTCCATAAGTTCGTCTTGCATTTCTTGTCTTGATTTACCTGTAAGTTTGGCTAACACGTCTAGTTCTCTTACATAATTGGCAATAGACTGGCTCTGTTGTTGTGCAGACATATTTTGAAAACGTGTGTTACGTCTCTGCATGTCTAAATAATCAACAGTAAAATCGTTTATTTCTTCTAATCCTACACCCATGTTCTGCAGATGTATATTCAGTCTGCTATCAAATAATGCTCTGCTGACTTGTGTAAAAGCTCTAGCACCTTCTGTAACTCCTCCTCCTAGAGCATTTAATTTTTCAGAATTTTTAGCAACCATGTTGGCAAATTGATCCAAAGTCATTCTTGCTCCGGCAGCGTTTTGTTGAAGTTCTAATAAGTCTCCTCCAAAATCTGCTCCTACATCACTCAGTCCTTTGTATGTTTCATAGGTGTTGTTCATGAAACCGATAGTTTCATTTACCGCTGTGCCCATACGTCCTAGAGCACTATTTTGATTTACTAGACTCTGGAAGTTTTTAGTTAGCATATTGGTGTGGGACATAAGACCCATTTCACCATTTAGTAATGCTATTGCATGTTTGTCTAGTCTACTGGCAACACCTACAGCTGCCAACCCCATTTGATCATTGTTAGCTGAAAACGCAACTCCGTAGGTATTGAGTATAGATTCTAATGATAGGAATTTTTTAGCAACACCACCTATACCAGTAAGTATTCCAGTGCCTTCTATACCTTTGCTACCGCCTCCTCCGCTGCCACCTCCGGATCCGCCGGCAGACGAACCCGAACCAATACTACCTTTGCCGCCAGTCTGAAAGTCTTTGTGTAATACATTTCTCAGTGCTTTTTCGAGTGCGGCCGCTAATTCAGCTTCGTCCATTTATTAAACTCCTATATTATATATAGCTATAAATATCTTTATAAACTATTTATCGAGGATTTAATATGAGCAGTTTTCTTTCAAAATATAAAAGACAGCCCAAACTAATGATCGATCTGCCTAGCCTTGGAAGATACTACCCTGATGGTGTTTTACAAGATGGACAAGCAACTCAGTTGCCTGTTTTTGGTATGACAGCCGCAGACGAAATAACAGTCAAAACACCAGATGCACTATTTTCAGGTGCTGCAACAGCACAAATTATAAGCAGTTGTATCCCAAACATATTAGATCCTTGGCAAATGCCTACGATTGATATAGATTACTGCCTAACAGCAATAAGAATAGCCACGTATGGTAGCACCATACCAATGACAGTAAAATGTCCACTGTGTACCACAGAACAAGAATTAGATCTTAATTGTTCTAATCTTTTGGAAACTCAAGGTGCTAAACAGTTTGACGAGACACTCAAAATAGAAGATCTTGTGTTTAAATTACATCCTATAACTTATAAAACACAAACTGATCTAAATACTCAACTGTATACTATTCAACGTCAATTGAGTGAAATACCTACAGATTGGACTGAAGAACAAAAAAATGAAACCATTAAAA